ATAGAGACACTTTAGACAATTTTTTACTTAAAATAAGTAGTCCTTTATAAAGAATAACTATGGAACGGACGGGTGAACTTTTAGTTAGATCAAATAATTTCCGAAATGGAGTGGGGGAGGCCGCTGTAGTCGAAAAGGCTGAAATAGCTTTACCTTCTGATCTAGAGAATTATACTGATGTTCTTAAGAATTATACTAAAGAAGTAGATATTTTTAAAAGTTTAAGAAAACAAAAAGAAGAAGATTCTAAATATGTTTCTAATACTATAGGGTTTATACCCTTAAATTTATCTTTAACAATGGAAGGTTTAACTGGATTTAAAATTTATCAAACCTTTAATATAACTCAAAAAGTTCTACCTTCTAACTACCCCCAAAATTTAGAATTTTTAATTAAAGGGATATCCCATAAAGTAGATAGTTCCGGATGGACTACTACAATAGAAACCCAATCCATCCCTAAGAATATAAGAATTCCTGAAAAATCTTCACTTGGGGACTTTAACTTTGAAGAAACCCCACTCCCAACTAGT